GGTTTTTGTGTACTTGAAGGAGTTCAATGTTTGTTGGTGGTGTTTGAGGAGTTTCTTTTTTGAAGGATTTTTGAGCCTGTAAGCTGGTTTTTAGTGGGTTTTTGTGTACTTGAAGGAGTTCAAATGTGTCGGGATCTATTTTTTTGGTTTGGTCGACTCTGCTGCGTTTGCTGGAAACGCTCACTTTGAGAGGATTTTTGTGCACCTCTCTGAAATATTCGACAACATCTGGTTCAATTCTTTTAGTTTGATCCACTCTACATCGTTTGCTCGTAATACTTGTACATGAGCGGGGCAATCTTGAGAGAGGCAACAAATCTTCTTGTCGTAAAATGGGAGGCCGGAATGCTCCTTCGTTCATAATTCTATAGGGTAACATTCCACCACCCCCAGTACCAGACTCGCCACCACTTCCACCGCTAACACCCATCAATCCGCTCCCAGTATTACCGTGGTTCGAATATTGTACTGATACCATGGGGTTGTTGCCTCTCGCATAAACATTTATTGCTTCGTTGATGCGACTCCCGGAGTCATCATTCATGTCTAAAAGATCATTGTTTTCTCCCACCTTTGTAATTCTTCTTGTGTGAATGCCTGAAGGAGGATTTTTGACTATGTTGAAGTTGCCATTCCACAACTCTACGGACGGTAAGGTAACTTTGCCGTAACTTGTTAATCCAGAATACGAAATCATTTATTAGTTCGTTTTTGCACCTTTCTCTTCATTTCTCTCGTAACCCGGGCGCAGTTGTGAGGCGTCTCGCCTGTTGCCCGAAAGCCGAATTTTTTAATGGTTTGTAACCATTAAAATTTCCGCTTTGTTATTAGTAAAACATACTAGTTGCTGATTTATGAATCTTTTTAGATCTCCAGTTCTCAACAACCATCCAAATAATAACAGCTATTAAAGCGTATAAAAACCACTTTTTATATTTATCAAACCAAGAAGTGACATCTGCAAACTCAAATGCTTCTCGTGTCAACGGATGATATCCCACCCCACCAGGATGAATTGCATTGGTATATTGACCGTGGCGATGTGCTGATGCGCCCGACGAATATTCGACGACGTTCCCGTATTGATCTCTGTAATACATTTATTAACTGATAAATTAAAATTTGATCAATTACCCAAAAATCTTCAAACAGCCATGTCGAGTTTTAAAGTCGGATGGTACACATAATTTACAATTTTAAAACTTGAACACCACTCATCCATCGACAGATTGCTCAGGTCGTTCAGACCAAATGTCCCGACGAATTCGACAGTCGGGAATTTATAGGGTTGTCTAGCCAATTGTGTCTGTAAGGCATCGACGTGGTTTGCGTATACATGGACATCACCAAACGTGTGCACAAACCGCCCTGGCTTTAGGTCGCACCACGATGCAATCAGATGAACAAGAAAGGCGTAGCTTGCTATGTTAAAAGGCACGCCGAGCCCCAAATCCGCGGATCTTTGGTAAAGCTGACAATCTAAAAGCTTTTGTCTAACAAAGAACTGAACAAAACAATGGCACGGTGGTAATGCCATTTCATTTAGTTGGGATACATTCCAACTTGACATGATCATTCGTCTATTTGATGGGTCTGTTTTAATTGTCTGGACCACTTCTCTCAACTGGTCACACCCTTTCCCCAAATAGTTTGTCTTGGAGTCGACATACTGGGCGCCCGCGTGACGCAATTGAAACCCATAGATGGGTCCCAGATCTCCCTCATCGCGGTCTAAAAATCCTCTACTGTTTAAAAAGTCTTTGGATCCATTTAGATCCCAAATTTTAACTCCATTGTCGTGTAAAATTTTAGAATCCGTCTGCCCTTTTAAAATCCAAAGCAATTCTTTGAGCACCACATTGCTTGGTACAAACTTTGTCGTCAACAAGGGCAGTGTGTTATCCGACAAGTCAAATACCAACCGTTCGCCAAACAATGCAAACGTACCTATTTTGGTGCGGTCGAGTCTATAATCGCCATGGTTAATACATTTGTTTACGAGGTCCAAGTAACACTGTTCGGTCATGTTTATTATTAAATTAAACATCAAAATAAATGAGTAACATATTCGACTTGACACTTTTACCTTCCGATCAACTAACTATTCTGAAATCTATGGACAAAACAACACAATTTGAAACCATAAAAAGATTTTTAGATATTTATAGACTTTCCGGAGCCAAAAAAATAGAAAAATTTTTTTTTCTTCTATTGCTCAGCGATTTGGAAACAGACTTTTACTTGAAATTTGACATTTTCTGTTCGTTAAAAGATCATCTAACAATAAAAAATAAGTTAAAAGTTTTTAGGGTTTTTGATACGTTAGTATTTTTAATTTTGCAAACGATGTTTATTGTGGAAGAGCATTGGTTGGTTTTTTTGCAGTTGGTCCAACATTTCGACTTGTGCGAGTTTAGTGACGTCGAAACGCTGTTGAAGAATGTGATTATCTTGGGATTCAAGAAATTAAAAGACCCCTTCAAAAAAATATCCACCCTCATCAACACATTACACTCTGACGTTGGGCGCGAATCTCGATACCCCGACTCCTGGAAGAAGTCAGGGCTCGACCGACCAGAACGCAGTACAACACTGTTGTGGTTATACATTTATAATAACTATAAAAATATTTTAACTGTTCAAAACAACCTTGTAATATTGCAAATTGTTTTTGAAGGTGAAAATGAGTTTTTGGGTGATTTGTTGTCGATTGCGAGAGACGGTCGGTCGTTGAGTGCTCGGTTGGAGGCGTGCGACATTTTGTTTTTAAAAGGATCGTCCGCTGTTAAGGCACAAGCACAACACCTTATCGAAACGCTAGTTCCACAAGATGCATACACCACCAACAAAGAAAACGCACATCTTTCTTCAATCGCAGCAAGTGTAAACAGAACTTTGGACCTTTTGTTGGAAAAGAATAGAGATAAAACACCCCCACAAAATTTGTATAACATCTTGTTACAGAGATTTTTTCATTCCGGTCTCAATGTAAAAGGGTCATTATACCGCATTTTCAATTATAACTTTTTACGGTTCACAAGCCATCATCTTACGTTAAAAGAGGTGATTGAGAACGTGTGTCTGTTTATAGATTCTTTTCCTCCCGAAACCCAACAGCAACTCTACACGCGGTTGGAACAGGAGCTCGACGACATGTACAACACGTGCTCGCAAGGGTACTTGACGCGTCTGATCAACGTCTTCAGCGGGTTTGGTGTGGAAGATGTGGGGATCAGCATTGCGTTTGAGGACCAGATCTATGCCATCTTCTCGCTCAAGGTGAACGAGCGCATTGCAGCGGCTCCTGAAGAGCTAAAGGACACTCTGTTGGAGGAATTGACAGTATCTACAAACGAGCCAGAGCGAAGAATGAATTTGACGAGATATTTAAGGCCTTATTTGTCTAAGATTTGGAATGAAATTTTTGATGAGTTTAGTGCTAATTTGACGACAACAGATTTGGATTTGTACTGTCGAAAAGTTTTATTGAAATACGAGGGAAATTTTTAATTTTCAAAAATGTATATAATAAAGAGATGCCTCAACTTGTATTGTTAAAGTGTCAATCTTCTCGAGTGATTAAAAGCCCGAAAAGATCACCAAAACATAAGTCGCCCAGACGCAAGTCTGCGCGCAAGTCTCCCAGACGCAAGTCTGCGCGCAAGTCACCGGCTCGTAGATCGCCCAGACGCAAGTCACCAGCTCGTCGCAAGTCACCAGCTCGTCGTCGATCACCAGCTCGTCGTCGATCACCAGCTCGTCGTCGATCACCAGTTATGAGTCGCGATTTAATCGATTTGATGAGTTAAAAAGTCGCACGGTTTAATGGTTTTAAATCATTAAATTTCGCAAGAGTTTAGTAAAACTTTGTGCGTTGAAGGTAATTGAATGCCAATTACCCAAGATATCTGGACAATGTTGCAACGGGTGTTGGAAGGTGTAGAGGGAGTGTTGGGAATAGACCACATTTAAATGTTAATTAAGAGCTCGAATTTTGTTGATCATAATAAGCAAAAATACAATCAATGAAGGTACGAATATGTAGAACCAAAACTCGTCAGAAAAGTAGCTAGACAGAGGTAAAATGCTGCCTTTGTTAGGTGGTTGTACGGAAGGTTTGTACGAGTCTTCTCTCGTTTTATAGTAGTTTTCGGAGTTTAACAATTTGTAATTGATTTGCGAGAGTTTTTTGAAACGCGTTTTTTGCGGAGGAGTCGACACAGTGAATGTAACAATTCCACCGCACCGATGACGCTGTCCGTGCCCATCGACTATATCTACAATTTTCCCAAATTGCGCAACCTTGTTGAAGGGATACATTGCCATCTTAAAATACCCGTCGTCTCCACCCCAGCCCGAACCCCAAGAGTTTCTGCAGTACCAATAGGGAACGTCTCCACGTTTGTTGTTGTCGTACAAAATGTTTTTAGCTACACCCCATCCTATAATTGCAACGGCGTGTGATCCTTTGTAGTTTGATCCGTTAACTTCCGAGTCGCTGAACGTTAAAGCAGTTCCGGGTATATAGTTGCCGCGTTCCAGATACACACCCGAATTAATTTTGGTAAAGTACCCAGACGTAAAGTTGCGCATCACAAAGTATCCGGTCAACACCGGCCCATGCAATAAAATGTGCTTTTTTATACTTGATTGCATATTATCAGCAGTTGTTGCACCCTGATTAATCGCCAATGTCTTAATATCCTTATTTATCGTATAATTGTAATGATCGGTGTCGTAATAACACCCGCATTCGCGAGGAACGAGCGACGATAGGTTTTGCGCTTGAAAGTGTTGAGTCGCCTTGCCATTGCATTTGTCGTTCGATGCGCAAAACGAGTAGTCCAAGCAATGCTTCGACGGAATTCCCGACCCTCGTGCAATGTCCTGCAACAACAATGCAGGACTTCCACCATCACAGCGACCCTGCGGATAACACGTTAACGCCCACGTGGTCGAAATCTCGGGCCGCCACGTTACCAAACCAGCCGCTACAAACGCATCACCTATTACACTAGATGTTGATATGGCCCAACAAGAGCCGCACAAATATTGGTTGTCGGGTGGCATGATGTATTTTTTCTGTCCTTTCCTTTCCTCGTCGTCAATCGGATAGACAAACCTCCAATCGTACACATCGGGAATTTCAACGGGATTGTCTGTTGCCGAGTACTTCAAATGCAGGTCTAAATGATCTTGGTCAGAATATGTTTGCGTGTATTTTAAAAAATTGATGTGTGTGTTCAGCGGAGGAAGAACAAAATCTGACCGTTTTCCACTCAAATACGCTTCGTGTTCCTCGTGGTGGATACCACCTATAATGTGGACAGGCCGTTTATTATTTAGATGTTGGTGCAGAGGATCTGAGATGTAAATTTCGTTCATTTATTAGTTGAAGAATCATTTAAAACGTCGCAGAGCTTTGATCATTAAAAATGATTATTTAGATCATGAAAAAGGATAAAAAAAATGGGTATTAAAAACTTGAGTAAATTTTTAAAAGAACACAACATTGGCGAGAAATTGCACGTCTCACATCTGAAATACAAAAAGATTGCAATTGACACCCCGATGTTTTTCTACAAATTCAAGGCGTGTACACCCGACTGGCTGGGGCGCTTTTTGAATCTGGTGGTCTTTTTACGATCCTGGGACATCCACCCCCTCTTCGTGTTTGAAGGAACCTCCCCCCCCGAAAAAGCTGCGACACGAGAAGAAAGACGAAAGCAACGACAGAGGGTAGTTGACAAAACCGACCTCATTGAACACGACCTAAACCTCTATTGCAGCTCGGGAACAATCACACCATTTCTGCAGGGTGTTTGGGACTCCCTCCAATTGAAAAAAAAACGCCCACTTGTCGCAAAATCGATCATAAAAACCCCCATCATATCTGCCGAACAAATCAAAGATGAAATCGCCAAGAGAAGAAAGTACGAAGTTTCAATTACATCAGAAGACACAGACGATCTTAAAGAGTTGTTGAACCGGTTATGCGTGCCATATATCGCGAGTGTAGGAGAGGCAGAGACGGACTGCGCATCGCTGTTTTACGCGGGGGCCGTCGATTACGTGGTCAGCGAGGACACCGACGTGCTCGCGTATCTTCCCGACCGCGACAACGAGAGGGCTCTGAAGGCTATCACCTCTTTCGACACGTGCTCGCAAACGTTTCACCAAATTTCAAAGAAGAAGGTGTTGCAGGTGTTGGGTCTCACCGCTTCCGAGTTTTTAGACTTTTGCATCATGTGTGGAACAGACTACAACAAAAACATTTTCAGGGTGGGGGTCGAAAAAGCATACAAATATATCACAACATATCACAACATTGAACACGTACCGTTGGATACAACAATACTTAACCACGAAAAGGTTCGATCTGTGTATAAAGTCGGGCGTGATTTTTCTTTGGGGTTGCAGGCTAAATGGTGCAGGGCTCCGTGTAAAGTGGTCGTGAAATCGGAGCTCGAAAATTTTTTTCTATTTCACAATGTCGGCTACATCAACATTGGAGACGTTTTGACGGCATTGTGCGACGCATTAATTGTTTTTGCCGATTCGTAGACCGGCAAGTTTTTTAAAAGTTAAAAAACCTTTAAAAAACAATCTTAGTTTTTCGAGTTGTAGCATTTGATGGCCCAAACGTTGTCCGCTCCTTTTGCCCTTCCTGTAGGCGATTCGGCTTCTGTGGCGATGCAGATAGTTTTTAAACCTGTTCCCCAACCGGAGCCTTTTTTTTGATTAAAATTTTTGTTGCATATCCTCTGTATTCAGCGCAACCAAACTTGAAATCGGCAACCACAGGGGCCTTGTAGTAAAATACACACTCTTTCCAATCATTTGTGTTGATGGAATTCTGGACATATAAAGCTGTATAATCGCCTGTTATTGTATCCATGATTTTTTCAAATAAACCAAACGACGGTATTATTCCAGCATAATTTTCATAAAGACGTTTTCTTATGGCCACATTTGATTCTCTAAAAATAAAAACCCCATCAATGTTTGATCTTATATGGGGTTTAACGTCTAGTGCATATTGCAGAGATACAATGTATAGCATTTTCCAGTGGCGGCCATTTTTAAACAAACCGGGCTGTGGTGGCTTGTTAAACACTGTTGGATCATCCATGCAATCGTCAATAATCAGCATGGTCCAGGGGTTTTTCATGTGTTGTCTGGCCCCCTTTTGCCTTATGATGTAGTTTGAGAGTGCGTCCTGATCATACTCGTCAAAGACATACGCGCTCGGCAAAAATTCCTTGTAAAACCCGGTCTCGGACTCTGTTCCGGAGAGCGCGACCCCGACCGGGATAATCTGGCTCTTGTTGTAAAACAAAGATTTGATTAAAGTTGATTTGCCACTGCCGGGTTTTCCAATTATAAATATTTTTGAACCACCTTGTAAAGGATCTGTGTAATTTTGCGGGTTTGGATTGATTAAGTCTAAATCGAGTGGTTTGATCTGAATAATTTCTTCTGATGTAGTCATTTATTAATCGTTGAATGAGACGATTGAGTTCGGTGGGGCGCTCCTCAATCCCTCGATAGGCTTCGCCTATCTGAGTCTGCGCCCCGAGAGACTTTTGAGTTCGATGGTTTCACCAATTGACCAGTGCAAATAATTGATTTCGGAATTAGATGTAAACACTGTTATAATAAAGCTATTTTCGAAAAAATGGGAGTCAAATATTTTTTTAAATGGTTCAAAGAATCATTTCCCAAAACTATAAGCAAATATGATAAGAAAAGGTTTACGAAAACCCCAAAATTGCTGATGCTAGATTTAAACAGCTTAATTCATAATGCTTGCCAAAAAGTGTATCAGTACGGCGCCTTCGAATCAAAGGTTCTGCTGAGAAAGTCTCCCAACATTGCATCCAACGAAGAACGAGACCAGCGCGTGTTCGAGACAATCTTGGAAAGCATAAGCGCTCTCGTACTAATGGTGGACCCCCAGGAAATTGTAATTTGTATCGACGGAGTAGCTCCCATCTCAAAACAAATACAACAGCGACAACGCAGATTCCTGACCACCAAAACCGACGGAGGCTTCGACTCCAATTGCATCTCCCCTGGCACAGACTTTTTATACAAATGCGGAATATACCTCAAATCACACCTTGAAAAAAAATTAGCAACCGAGTGGTTAAACGTTACCACAATCTATTTTATGGATTCATTAGTTCCTGGAGAAGGCGAGCATAAGTTGTTTGATTATCTGCGGATGCACAATCAAACGATAGAAGAACAGAAATTTACCGTGTTTATAGTCGGAAATGACGCCGACTTAATTATGGTGGCTTTGCTTGTGTCGGCTATATTTTTACAACGCCCCATTTACATTTTACGCGAAGACACTGTTACCAGAAAAACCTACCTAACAATTGATATCGACCAGTTTAAACAAAGTCTAATCTCATTTGCACAAATGAAACCAGAATACAGAACAGACAACTTTGCGCGCATCGCGTGTGATTTTATAATTCTGTGCTTTCTGGTCGGCAACGACTTTCTACCACCCATCCCACTATTTAACATTTACGACGGCGGATTGGATCTGATGATGAAACACTACTTTGCAAGCGAACTCTACCTCACAACACAGAACCAACCACAATCAACCCCTCCTCCGGGATTACGTGCGGCTGTCCCTACTCGTTCATCGCTATGCGACAACGAGCGCCTGACCCTTCCGGGGTCAGGTACCCTAAAAAAATTTGTGATAAATTTTGAAAATATTAGAGGCTTTTTTAAACATATATTAACAATCAGTCATCAATCTGTACAACATTACAGGACAAGGAATTTTGGATACCCAAACACCTTGCTTGACGTGACCTTAAAGAAAGAACCCATTTTAACAGATGTCATAACTCATTATTTAAGAGCATATTCACTTCAACACAACATAACTAAAGAACTAACCCATTCTTATTTATTAACCATTGATTGGATTTTTAATTATTATTTATATGGCGGTTCGACGATTGATTGGAACCACTATTATCCTAGCCAGTTTGCCCCAACAGTATTAGATTTACAAGTCCACCTCAACAGCTTTGCGCCTTTACTCAACGAATCAGTCGTGAAGGGTGCTTTACAACCGAGTTCAAAGGTAACAGATCCTTTTTTTCAACTGTTGTGTATTTTACCGCCTCATAGCGCCCATTTATTGCCACCGCCTCTAAACGAGGCGTTGCTTCACGATCTGAAGGCGTTCCACCCAAGTGAAATAGAGATTGATTACGATGGGAAACTCAACAGTTGGGAAGGTATTCCGATTCTACCTCATTTAAACCACGAATATATTTATAAAGTTTATAAAGACAATTTGGAGATGTGTTCCGCGCTTGATTTGGTTCGCAATAAAGCATCAAATCAAGTCAAAATGTCTGTTGTTTAAGACCCCCTCTGTACAGCGAAAAAGACCTGGGTTTTACCGAAACTCAACTCAAAAATCCGCCACGAAAAAGGCTCAACGCGGAAGAAGAACGCTGTTGGCACTTGGTCTCTCAGATTGAATCAACTTGAGATCGATTTTGCCAAAATCAGGGACGACCAAGCCAAGATCAGGGACGACCAAGCCAAAATCAGGGACGACCTACACACGGAACTGATGTACAGCGAAGAAGACCTCAGGTTTTACCGAAATCTCAACTCAAAAATCCGCCACGAAAAAAGGCTCAACGCGGAAGAAGAACGCTGTTGGCACTTGGTCTCTCAGATTGAATCAACTTGAGATCGATTTTGCCAAAATCAGGGACGACCAAGCCAAGATCAGGGACGACCTACACACGGAACTGATGTACAGCGAAGAAGACCTTAGGTTTTACCGAAATCTCAACTCAAAAATTCGTACGAGAAAGGCAGATCTTTAAAATTTTTTATGGTTAAAATAAACATGTCACTTGTCTCAAGACAATTCCAAGTTGTCTCAAGACAATTCCAAGTTGTCTCAAGAACTTCAACAGATTCGATTAATCGTGAAAAAACACAAGTTCAGGCCGAAAACAAGAGAAAATATGGATCTTAAAAGTAAAATACACATGCAAGTTTGCAAAAGATGCCTTCAAAGATTTTAATGTTCTTAAGACATTAAAATTTTCATTTTTACCATGGCCAATCACCTGTTAAACTAGCTTTGGCGTATTCGGTAGGCTTATTTTCAAAAAAATTTGTATGCGTTGGCGCATTGAGAATATCCTCAACCCACTCTAACGGGTTTTCTTTAATATTGTATTTAGGTGGGTAGCCCATCGTAACAAGTCGTCTATCCGTAATATACCGGATATAACATTTCACATCCTCTTTCTTCAAATCGCGCATCTCGCCAGTCTGAAACGCCAAGTCGATAAAACTATCTTCCAACTCGACTATTTTGTCCGCGACCCAATAAACTCTCTCTTTCAACAAATCTACTCTGATATACTCCCTGTTCTCGGCTACCATCGTACAATACAAACTCATCATCGAATTTGTGTGGTGTGTTTCGTCTGCAATCGACCATTGGATAATTTGTCCCATCTTTTTCAAAAGTCCGTGACGAGTAAAGTTAAGAAGCATAACAAAGGACGAAAAGAGCTGCACTCCTTCTATAAACGCGGAAAAGAGGGCGACCTTGACGGCAAACTCCTCGATCTTCTCGTCGATGCCAAACAGCAAAAACTTAAAAAACCGCGTAATTGCGTGCGACTTGAACTTTTTATTGAAAATAAATTCGTGTTTGTCCTTCATTGCCTTAAACTTTAAAAATTCTTGATATGTACCATCTGGCAAATTTAGAGTCGTAATCAAATGAGAGTAGCTAGCAATATGCATGGCCTCTCTAGCCCCAAAACTGAATAACATCATTCGTACTTCGGGTTGTTTGAAGAACTGCAGGTACTCTACATACCCACTCGCAACATCGATATCTCCCTGTGTAAAGTACCGCAAGATTTGAACCAAAAATGTTTTCTCGCCCTCTTCCAGTTTATTGGCCCAGTCAGTCATGTCGTCTTGCATATTTAGCTCTTTGAACGACCAATGCGCGTGTTCGTGCTTTTCCCACTGATCATAGCATGTTGGGTAGTCGAACGGCTTAAAATACGCTCTTTCAGACGCGAGTTTCATAATTGGGTAGCAGGAACCATGTTTTAAGAAATTTTGAATCATCGACCGTTTGTATACAAGTGTGAGAAATGGCACAAGTATTAATATTATAAGCATCTTTAATTTATATTCTATAAATTTATTCTATAAATGAATGACTCGTTATTATCACCTCGCACAAGTTGCCCGACCTCGGAGGATTGCTTGCGAGGTGGCGAAACCACCGAGCGCGACAACGGTCTCTTTGGAGATTTTCGGCTCCTTCAGTGCAACAAAGTTATGTGACTAAGGAGGCAAAAAACAATGGAAAATTTTAGAGAAATCTAAAAAGATGATTGAGTTCTTTTACGAAGTCAACCAATTACATTACCAAAAAATTGAAATTTTTAAAATGTATGTGGGACTAATAAAGATGGAAAACGTTGAGTTATCAAACTGTGTCTACGAGCATATCAAAGATACTTTTTCTTATGGTCTCTTTGGAGACTTTCGGCTCGTCATCGACAAGTCAACAGGCTTCTTCAATGCAACAAAGCTGTGTGACCAAGGAGGCAAAAATTTGTTTCACTGGAAACGCCTCGAAAAGTCTAAGAGAATGGTTGAGTATTACCAAAGAAATTGCCATCCAGATCTGGATGGCAATTTCTTATATGAAGTTAAAGGAGCCAACAAAGACAAAACAGATCGGCAATTTACCGGTACATATGTCCCTCAAGAACTTATTTTGGAGATTGCATCGTGGGTATCAATAGAGTTTTACGACAAGTGCAACAAGATCATCATAAACTACTTTGTGAACGAGTTTAAGAAAATGAACAAAAGTGCAGTTGAAGAAAAAATTAAGCAGATGAAGAAGCTAACATTGGAACATGAAGAGGTGGTTACGGTTAAGGACGATAAGATTGACGAACTTAAACAACTTATACTTAAACAAGATCAAGAAAGAGAAAAAGATAGACAATATATGCGTTCCCTTGGTATTTCTCTTGAACACGTTAAAGATCAAAATGATGGACTCAAACATGACATTAAACAAGTCAAGACTAAACTTAATATTGCCGTCGAAGACCGAGCACCGCTTCCCGAAAACAAGGCTAAACGAGAAACCGAGCACAAGACGATTACACTAAGCGCAAGCTAAAGTTCGAGCGACAACACTTTCCCAGCTTGGAGGTTTTGCTGGACTTTGCGTGTAATCCGAACTCCAAGACGCTTTACACCAGGATCAAGGAGAGTTTGAAGGCCAAGTGCGTCGTATTTAAGAGGAACAATATCGATCTTGAACCCTCGGATGTGACGGACGAAATGATTATGCGAAACGAGAAGTCTAAAATAATAAATTTTTAATGGCACTGTGCCATTAAAAACCTAATTCTTCCGGGTCGTGACCAAAATACTTTTTAATCATAACCGCCATATCATCCGTTGCTCGATTTATACCACACTCTTCACATGTCTTTTTATAATGATCAATAAACTCCTCTTTTAGGTTTGGATACTTTTCGTCCATCTCAGTTATTTGGATTCTTGTTCTAAGAACAATGTTTTTAGTTTCCTCCAGCTTTTCTTTGTGTTGCATGTACAAGTATGCGTGTGTTGCCCTTTTTTGGTTAAGTTCGAGATAAATTTGCATCGGGTCTTTTTCGTTTGGGTCTTTTTTGACATCCTCTTTCAACGCTTCAACGCGTTTTTTGATGTCATCAATTTGCTGTTTTTCTTTTATGCCCTGTTCTTTAATTAGCTCTGTGTACTTGGAGTGTTCATCTTGCTCCGTGTTTTCTACCTCGACCACGTTTTCCTTGCTCGCGTTGGCTTGCAAAGGGGTTGGAGACCCAACCTCACAAACGAAAATCTGTTTGGCAGAAAAATGCTTGATCAATTCTTTCGATTTTTCTTCGGCTTCTTCCAATCTATTAAACACTCCTCGAACTTTTATGAATCCGTAAAACCCATCTTTGTCTGGATTTGCGCCATTGGTTGGATTAAACGAAAATAAGGCATAGTTTTGGCCGCGAACTTGAGGATCCGAGTATAGTCTGTCACTTTTGATATAACCCTGTTCGTTGCCCGAAGGGTAACGGATATACAAATCATCGAATGCGGCTTCCAATTGTGCTCCCTCAAGTGGTTTCTCACGAGAAGGTTTCCAAACCTCGTGTTTTCGCAAGTAGACCAACAATACATCAAGAGCCTCTTTGATTTTGGAATCTTGCTGTTCCGTGTCTTTCATCGAAGTTTTTCCCCGGGCCTTCATATAGTCAACGCACATCTGAACATGCTCTTTAACTATATGGTTGAGATCGCGAGGGGAGGTTAGCGAGTTGTACACCTGTTGTTCTTGTAGCTTAATAATTTTTTCGCACCATTCTTGTGCATTTGTGTTTTCAGAAAGTAATTCGTCCATTTATTATGTAAATAATCTCTTTATTCAACCAATTATTTATTTTTAATAGTTTTTAAAACCATTAAAAGTAATATAAAGAAAAATTTAAATGGATATTTTAATCCAAATTTCGATAAGTCACCGTAACAGAGGAATCTTTAAGTTCGCCGTCATGATAAAAAAAGAATGGCTGTCGAGCATTAATTATGACAGGAGGAGCAAATGTTAGTTCCGTTAAAAGATTGTCGAATGTGTGCTTTAGATGGTATTTGGGGTCAAGGTTGATAGGGTCTTTGGTGGGGTCTTTTTGGACGGCAAACATTATAATTTTGTCATCTTTGACTCCAGAAGGGAATTTGTAAAGAAGAGAGATGGACAAAAACTCCACCTTGTTTGGAAATATCATGCTTGGGAAAAAATAGGCTGTAACCTTACTCGTTTTGGCGCTGTTGTCAACAATAGAGCCCGTGGAGAATAGGTGCTGCTTCACAGCCGGAAAATCCTGTCTTATTGTGTTTTCGATGCGTAACATTTATTATCTGACTTTTTGAGAGAGATTTCTAAAAATTTTCGCACATTTTTAAAAATCTTACAATACCTTCATTAACAGTAATTTCGTTAAATCCACTCACTAAAATTTTACCAGTGGAAAACATCCTAAAAGTTAGATATTTTTTGCATATCGCAACCTTTCTCTGTTCTTCGGTTAACAAAGTAGTATAAGACTCGTATTCTATAAAGCTCATTGTCTTGCCCGCGGACCTGTGCCATGTACTGTACCTGATTGGGTGTTTTTTGAAGTATTCATACAAACAGGGTTGTTTTATCGTGACTGCTATATCATAAGGTACGATGAAACTTATATACCCGTGCTCGATGAATCTGTTGATGAGCTGTAGTTTTGAGTAGCTGTTGACTTTGTTTCGGACTGCCGGCGGCAATTCGATGACGCAGTTGTAAAGCAATGGTACCAAGACCATTTCAAATCGGTGCCGTGTGGTAGTTTGAAAGACGGAGCCGTTAAACTTTTTGTTAAGTTTTTCGATAGTAGAGAAAAACTTGTAAATAAGTTTTTCTACATCAGCCATCGGCACACCAGACAGCTGAAATGTGCCAAGCGACGTAATTTTAGCTTGTATAAATTTCTTTTGTTGCGTTTGTGCAATATAACAAATCAGCAAATGACACGAATTTTTAAACCCCACAGACGATTTAAAAAGACTCGCGTTCCCCTTAATCACATCCTTGTATTTGACAGCCAAGATCGAGCCCGAACGAACACTTTGTGTTGAGATCTCAATATGCTCAATCAAATTAACAATATCAATTCTAATATTCGTTTTGATCAAAAAAGATTGTATAATCGGTTTATGGTTCATTTATGGTTTGTTTTATTTTAAAAAACAAATCAATTATTTTTAAGTAAATAAATGTACATTTGTTTACTCTTGGCAAATTTAATAATTAGTTGCTCTTCGGACAACGGTGATCCAGTATGGAAAGGAGAGTCGACACTCGTGGTCGGGCTCTCTTTGTCAGAAACCGACGAGCCGATATGGCAAGAAGAAGCGACTATCAAAGTACCACAACCAACATTGACTTATTGCGAAGACAAATGTCACAGGTTAGAAATGACCGGAACGATGATTAAATCGGGTAACGTTTGTAAATGTTCTTATAAACCAGAAAAGACAAATTACAACAAATGCATGTCTTACTGTTTGGATGACGAGCGTTTAGAGGGAGCAGACCGCGATTTTTGCAAGTATATTGACGATATATGCTACACTTATAAATATATCAAAGTGTTTGTCTGACTTAACGATTTTAACTAAAACTACCCTCGTCAATCTCTGTCTTACCAAACATTTTCGGTGTTTTGCGCAAAATGATTTTAAACAACCCAATAAAAGTTTAAATAAAGATGGAGCATTATAACGGTAATAAGGTTAAAGCGAATCCGGAAGAGTCTACGACGTTGAGTATCCCCGAAGGACAACGGGTAATCGAATGTTTTGACCGCAAGCTCGAGGAATTGGCGGGCAAATTCTACTACGGAGTCCGAGATCAGTCTTTTAAAGAGCTGATTGTGAAAGTTTTAAAGAGCACCACTCTTAAATCCGAGATGATTAACAAATATGTTAATAACGACACGTTGCCATATTTTAACCAGGCCTTTACGTCTTCAAGTATAGATGCGGAGCACAATTACGAGAACTTTGAGCAGATGGGCGATGCAACGATTGGCAAGTTTATAGTTTGGTACTTTTACACGGAAAAGTTTTCTCATCTGCGCGGAAAACCACAAGCAGTTGAAATCATTGCTCGTATGAAAATCAATTTAGGATCAAAAGACACTTTGTCGCAGATAGCTGAGAATTTGGGGTTTTGGCCGTTTATATCGGCGTCAGAAGAACTTAGATATCGATCAAAAAAAAAATTACTAGAAGACACCTTCGAATCATTCATAGGAGTCACCGAATACCTGTTTTACGATCGTTCGGACCCCAACTACGCACATCCCGGTCTCGCCTATCAGCTGATTTATACACTCCTCTCAAACCTCTTTGAACCCTACGTTCTGCCAATCGACTATAATGCACTGGTAGATGCGAAAAACAGATTGAAGGATGTCTTTGATCAGTTTAAAGATAAGATTGGTACAGAGGCGAGATACGAGCCGACTATAGCGACGCAGAACGGGCGAAAGGTGCATACTATAAAGGTTTACGATGTGCGTGGAAAGCTTTTGGGCGAAGGTTCTGCGTTTATCAAAAAGGACGCAGAAAAGGAAGCAGCAGAAAAGGCTATCAAAACATTAGAAGCCGAGGGTTACAAAAAGACTATCCCAGCATTATATACTTCTTACTAAGCGTTTAATGGTTTTGAACCATTAAACCCTGGTTAGTTCATAGTCCCACGTGTACGAGTTTGTAACCAAGTGTAGGCCGGCGATCGACAAGATTTCGGAATCCCGGATCACAATGTTTTTGTCGTTGATCGTTTTGCAGTTCAGCCCAATTAACAAATCGCGTTTAAACGCGTTGAGAGTGTTGTTATCAAATTTATAAACATTTTTTACATTTATAATATAATTTTTTAATATAAGGTCTTTGATGGCCTTTTTTCTGATTGATGACCATTTTGAGTATAAAGTGTGTTGATCGACTGTTCTTGTTTCTTTGACCTTGAAGGCTTTTAAGGTGTCCAAGTAAAGTTTGTAGTAGTCGTCGTAGTCATGTATTTTGTTGGGTTTGATGGGACTTTTTATTTTTTCGACCGCCAAGTCTTCGAGCAGGTCGATGATTTTGTGATTGGTTGTGTATTGGCAACAAAACAAGTATTCGAGTATCATGTCTTTATTTTTATTTATTTGACGTGTTCGAAAAATCAATTTCGTTTTGTGATTTAAGGTGCATTTTCGTAAACTCAAACCAAACAAGCTGCAAACCCACACTAAGCTTCTCGATATCATAAAAGGGATCTGTTGAGTCGTACTGATTCGTCGCATACTCAGATAGGCTTCGCCCATCTGAGCACTCGCTCCCGCTTCTTCGAGGGAGCGAGGAATGGCGATCTTGTTTATTGTGCACGACTAACAACGCATATAGCTTTTCTTTTCCAATTAAATTTATCTTTGTATTAATTGTTTCAACCAACCATTTTTTTTCATCTAAAGTTAATGGTTGTTTTTTCTCAGTTAATCTTTTTAAAGATTCAAATAGCATGTACACCGACATTTTATTTCCTGCAGCGTGATGCCGATCGTTACGAGCAAAAGAGTGAGAAGAGAGAGACGAACAAAAATTTCGGTGGTTTCACCACCTCACAAGGGCGCTCTGCGCCCGAGTTGAGACGAGCAAAAATATTTGGAAACAAAATGAGTGAGAAGAGAGACGAGCAAACAAAATGAGTGAGAAGAGAGACGAGCAAACAAAATGAGTGAGACGAGAGACGAGCAAACAAAATGAGTGAGACGAGAGACGAGCAAACAAAACGAGTGAGACGAGAGACGAGCAAACAAAATCAGTGAGACGAGCAAACAAAACGAGTGAGACGAGAGACGAGCAAACAAAACGAGTGAGACGATCAAACAATGACTGAGCGACTTTGTGTTGGATTGAGCAATCAGAGCACTCGTTCAGGGTCGGACATCATTGAACGTAGTTCGGTTGCTTGTTTGAAACTGACTCGTTTATCTAAGCCTCCATCAAACACCTTAAAGAGGAGGAACCACCCAAACACGAGGATCGGTAATCCAACTCCGTCGTGAATATTGTGTGTACGTTGAAATGGCAGCACAAAGTACTCGGCGAACACGATGAGAATCGCCGCAACGACGATCGAACAAATGTCGCGCGTCCTATACTTTAGCGACACCAAAGCAATCAGGGCAGACAGCAGCACCGAGCAGGAGATCAGCGGCAGCTTCGGGTTACTCACGAAGCTGTCTTCTCTGTATTCCAGCACAGCCCAAACAACGCTTATCAATATGGCCGAAAATACAGAGTTCCGTAGAATCTTGTTGCCTTTGTGTTGCCATGACAAACACAGAGCTCCAACTAACCAACCCCCAATATATAAAGCGGGTCCAATATAGCTACATAATTTTAACGTGGATTCTGATGGGATTTTGTTGTATTTTTTGGTGTACAAGTCTACCAAGATTTTTTCGCCATTAAATCTCATACACAAACCTAATGTAATGAGACATAATGCAAGTGGAGCAAATATTGTGGTTTTCATTTATTAGATGACAAATCCGACTCGAAAAGTGAAATTACACATTGTCTGAACTTCAATTTTAAAGTTACAACAACTTTAAAAAATATTTTTTAAAGTTATTTTGGCGGGTTGGTCGACCATTTGACGAAGATTGTGTCATTTTTAAGGGTGTGTGGTTTAATATAAAATGGATCTTTCCAGCTGTAATAAACAAACATTAAAAAATTTAGCTATTGAAAACGGATTGACATCAAAAGGTTTTAATGGACGCTCAAAATCACGAATGCGAAAGGAAGACTTTATCGAGTTCATTTTGCAGGCACAATGTGATCAGTCCGGATTGCTGTCATCTGATGACTCGGATAACGAGATTGAGCAATTTTTGTTCGCGTCGGTTATTTATGTCGTGTTGGACCCAGAAATGGGTTTAGAAGAAACAAATGTAAAGACCAAGAGAGTTGCTGTTGATGAGGATGAAGTGTTGGAGACGATAGACTCTCCGGCGACTGGCGAAGATCTCGAGACCGTTAAGCGGCTAATTCGAGATGCAGAGGGTAAACTGGTTTGCACAATTTGTAAATGCAACGCCAGAAACACGGTGTTCAGACCGTGCAATCACCTGGTGTCGTGTATTTCTTGTGCAGCCGATCCTCTTTTGGTTGGAAAGTGCCCAATGTGTCGGGAGCCCTTCTCTGAAAAGTTGCGGGTTTATTTGTAAAAAATGTATAATAAATTTTGAAATGGTTTTAATACTTGTGCTGTTGTTTATAACAAGCGCTTTAACGTGTTGCGTCTGTTACATACTTTTTCGGATCAATGGAACCCGTTCATCGCTGTGCGACGAGCGCCCTACCCCGGAGGGGTCCAAAAAGTTGACGTTCGTCAAACTCACTCAAGATGCCGAAGACGTGGTGCAGGGCACAGACAAATCTGCCGGATACGACATTAAAGCGTGTGAAACAGTTTTAATACCGGCGCGTTCGAAACAAACCGTCAAAACGGGGCTGCGGGTCGAGTTTCCGGTGGGTGTGTATGGTCGACTTGCGTCTCGGTCGGGATTGGCTGTCAAACACGGAATTGAAGTGGGCGCGGGGGTTATCGACGAAGATTACGAAGGTGAGCTCATGGTATTGTTGTGGAATCACAGCGATTGTGATTTTAAAGTTGAAAAAGGTGATAGAATATGTCAGTTTATTCCACACGGAGAAATTCGTGTTAAAGTATTTATAAAAAACAAGGCCGGCGAGGTGGGTCGACCGCTGAATGTCGTAAGATTTAACAGGGGAGTTAGTGGGTTTGGATCAACAGGTGCTAACTAAACAATTTAATGGATTAAATCCATTAAAGTGTCAGTTCGGTTAGTCGTTCCAGCAGATTGTGCGGACGTTTCGAGGGGTTTTTCGCGAGGCAGTCGTAAATGAGGGTCGCGAACGGTTTTGGAAGCTTGTCGACCCTTTCGCGGGAGAGACTGTAACAAAGCACATCGTTCTCTTTTACGAATGGATATGTCATCAACGTCAAAAAGTGCAACATCACGCCAAAACACCAAATTGTGTGATCCCATGGTTTATATGAGCCGCTTTTCACATATTCGTATGGTACATATTCCAATGTGCCTTTGAAATTTGTGTAGGTGGGTTCTACGGGTTTGGCCACCCCAAAGTCGATAACGAGGACGTCAATCTCGTTTCGCGACTCAAGCGGTCGTATTAATATATTTTCTGGTTTAAGGTCGTTGTGATGGATTCCCAAGTTGTGAATTTTCCGAACTTTATGATAGACTTGGATCATATAGTTTGCAATTTGTTTTAAGTAGCGATTAAAGAACAAATTGTTTTTGTAAGCGTCGTAACGCAGTAGATTTAAAATTTTTTTCTTGTGTGAGCAAGCCAAGTCTTCAAGGGACCGTCCACCATCTTCCATCACCAAAATGTATGAGTCGTCTAAATCATAGTACGCATACAATCGTAGTCCGTTTAGTTCGTTGTGAACTACTACCAAGTACTCTGCCTCTCTGCTGACTTTGGGAGAAGCCGATTCCAAGTCTTCCGCAAAGCCGATCGGGGTACCTTGATCGGCGAGTTTTCCGGGAACAAAGTCTTTTTTGGAGGACTGCTTCATAATCAAGTGTTCTCCGGTGGCTTTGTCCAATACTTTATGTATTGTGCCATAACCGCCCTCATCATGATATTCTAAGTACATATAATTGTCTGAAAGAGTGCAATCTTGCCATTGGTTGGACCCGATATATTTTTTGACTGTTTTTTCTGTAAATTCACAAAGAAAGTTAGACATTGTATTTATTAGTGAGAATTTTTAGTTACAACTCACAAAATTGAATTTAGAAAACATAAAAAATAAAGGAATAACAAGAACCATGTATAAATGCAGCAGTGTCGATGGTAAAATGAATCCCGAAGCACGGAAGTGCATTGATAGATTTGTTATACAGTCTAAGTTTCGCCAAATGTATCCGGACAAGGCTAAAGTGATTCAGGGTATGACAGTTCCGAGTTCCTGCGCGGATTCGATTGAAGAGCTTGTTAAGTTCGCCGACGAAAAGAAGCGAAACCTGGACATTAAACTGGCCGAGGAAAAGAAGAGGCGCGAGCAAATGGGTGCACCCGCCAAATTTGACAAGTATGGTAAGTATAAATACTAACTTTGAAGTTGTCGACAGCTTTAAAGTTACGTTCCAGAAGTAATAAATGACAGATAATAATTTGATGGAGGTTGAAGTGACACTTGATCACTTTTACGTCTTTGATAATGTTGCGGTTTTTCCCTCTCAAACCGTCTTAACCCACTTTCCAAAGTTTTACCAAAAACTCCTCAACACAAACTATGACATAAGTCACAAGCACAGAATTGTTTTTGCAGCGGTAACATCCGACAACCTGATCACCCCCGCAAACTTCGACGAGCTGCATTTGTTCGGATGCGCTGTTTTCAATCTGCGCACCAAATCAATCGACTACTTTATCGTCGAAAACGACAGCACAGCCGTCAAAACGAGAATACTCGACGTCATCACCCACAACATACAGGGTGACATATTTATTGATTTGGTCACGAACAATCCAAACTTTGACGTTGATGCAACCTATTTGGTTAAATACGGGTTTATCGAGCCTAGGTTGGTAAATACCATTGTAAAACTAAAGTACGTAAAACGCCCATCAACTAAATTGACGCTCATGCAAATCCGAGCTGTCGTAGCAAGTCTAAAAGCAAATGTTATGGTTTTAAATATTTTTATTCCGAGGGTGGTTGCAACCACTCTGTCAAAATGTATTAGGGAGATAAACGAAGCGTCGGGTACTTTGTCGATTGTAAAGTATTTGGAAGGCTCGGTAGCACTAATTGGGTTAAACTCGGACAATATACTTGGGTTAAACTCGGACGAAAGTGGGGACGAGGGTTCTGCGCCAGCCCCTGTAAAATACTCTCCGCTCGTTTTTCATACCCACCCAGATCACATCACTCGCGAGTTTAAAGCTTTTATATCTTGGCCAAGCGGCCAAGATATGATGGTTGTTGCGCTAAGCTTCTTACAATTTCGCGATCAACTCGCGCATTTTGTAATCAGTCCGGAAGGAATGTGGTCAATTCACCTTACTCCAGAATTTCAATCCTTATTGATACATTTAAGGTCGAATAATGCTTTCGAGTGTTCGCAGGGTATTTTGAACGCGATTTACAAAGTGTTTACGGATTTTGAGAATCCGAGGTCTGCGGAAGCTATCGATCCGATTGATCGCTATAACATTGGTGGACAGTATTTGATGGCGATCAAAAACTACAAGTTGTCCGACCTGTTTCGAGATGTTCCGAGCTTGCAGGAAAACTGCCAAACCGAGGTGAAACAAGACACCCGGTTGTACAATGTGTCATTGATCAAGTGGAAAAAGTTTTCCGAAACGGTTGACGAAGGCGTCTATTTGAGCTTTGATTACGTTACCGATATTCCGGGTGGTTTATCGCCTTTCTTTTTTCCCTTTTTTTAAATCGGAAATGTCACGGTCGCACGGCCGAAGAAATCGGCACAAAATCACATAGAATAAAGAACATGGGATCAGCAGTTTCAAAAAATATAACTTCTGCCACCACCGAGGCAATCGCCAAGGTGTCTAACAATATAGTCCAACAAACCAAACTCTCCACAGACCAAACACAAATCATAAGCGTAACCGATATAGACGGCGATGTAACCATTTCAGGAAACACATTTACTCAAAAGGCCAACATTAACCTAAAATCGCTGATGAATGTATTGGTCCAAGAAGACATTCAGCAAGCTCTGACGATGGAGATTGCGCAAGCGTGCAAAAGCATCGTCAGCGGATTGAACATTTTCCAGTTCCCCGATGCCAAGAACGAGATCAACCTCTTCCTAAAAGCCAGCGCGGAACTAGTCAACACCATTAGCCAGTCATGCAGCAGTTCGCTGTCCGAGAACCAAGTCATCACCGTGTCTCGCGTCAAGGGGAACGTGTACATCACCAACAACCTGATGCAAGAGTTTGCAGACCTATTCCAGTCTTGCGTTCAGGAAGCCGTGTCCAAGAACAGCATTTACCAAAAGCTACAGGAAAAAGTCGACCAAAGCGCAACCGCCAAAGCCGAGGGACTAGACTTGTGGCAAATCATCATACTGGTTGCACTTGTGCTGGGCATTCCCGCAGCATCGGCGATAGGAGGGGTCGCCGTCGTCGGAAAGTACCTATTTCCGCTGGCATTGGTTGCGGGCACAGCATCATTGCTGGCTTATTACAACATGATCGGCGAAACCGTGTCGTCTCACGGGTTTTCTAAATTGATTCGTAACATCCCGGATTGTGGCGCTGCCCCGATGTCACGCACTGTAACGGCCTTTGCCACGTCCAACGCCGCGGCACAAGCCTGCGCGAACGACAAATCCTGCGCGGCATTCGACTGGCAGGGGTCCGCGATAGATCAGCAAGGCAATCACATCTCGTTCACACCGCCACAAACAACCTTCTACTCTGCTGTTAGCGGAATATGCGAACAAACCATTAAACGGTCGCCTGATCACTCAAAGGTTTTTAGGAATCCCATTTTTGTAAAAGGCCGTGGAAGACCAACTACAGCGAATGGAGATGCGTATTTGGACATTGCAACGGCCGAGTATTACTTCTTCGACCAATCGCTGGAAATGTGGATTAAGCAGGGGTCGTTTGCGCACTCTGACTTTACGGTGCGCAATTCGATCGATTGGGGCACGATTGTACCAAAGCCCAACGACCAAAGCAAAGCCGGAAGTATTTACGTTTACTACTCTCCAAACGACCCAGTTTACTTCCGGGTTTACGTCAAACAGCCAGACGGTTGGATTTTTAACAACCCAATGTTAAAAGGCCCGGGATTGATTCCGGATACACCAGATAACATAAATGTCAGCGGGTTCACAACCGTGACACATCGTACCTGGTTATTGTATTTGGGGTTGTCGTTGCTTGGGGTTGGTTTGATAGGTTTGATCCCATCTTTTAAAGAACGTAAGCGACCGGAAAACCTTTAATGAGTTCGACAACGAGTTTCCAACCTCCGGTGTCATCTAGCGAAGCGAGTCAGGAAAATCGATTAAGACCAACCCTGGGACTGGAACATGTTGATTGGAGGGTGGTGAAAGCGAGTCCAGACCCATCCCTGGGACTGGAACTCGCTGTTGACTGGGAGGTTGTGAAGACTAACCCCGACAAGCCTTGGAACTGGGCTGGGGGCGAGACCCCGACGACTCAGCGAAGAAGAGTGGTCGAGAAACTGGAAAACGGTTCTTAACCCTGGAACTGGGAGCTTTTGTCTAAGAGCCCGAAGTTGTCGCAAAGACCGTGGACAAACCCTGGAACTGGGAGCGGCTCTCCAACACTTTTTAAAGGTTAAAAATCTTTAAAAAACTCTATCAAAAAATACGTTCAGCACCAGAAAAATGTACTGTCTGCAATGATTGCAGATAGCTTTTCTTTTTCTAAATTGAAAGACTGGATTTTGTCTGTTGGTGTGAAACTGTGTAAACTCTGTGTCTCTGACACATTGTTCGCACCACAGATTCCATTTTGGAAAATGCATTACGTTCTGGAATAAAGGTTTTGACATTTATTTTAAGCAAACTCCGTCGTGACACGTTCCCGATCAGGGCACAAAAAACAAGCTAATAAATGGAATACAAATTATATGAGTTTTTACCATTGTACAACCAGGTTCAAACCGAAACCTTTAATAACGATGTGAATAGCCTTGAAGAATTTACTTCTCTAAAATTGCCGAGAGAAGAAGAGGTTCCTCAACACCCGGGAGACCTGTTGCTCCATCAAAGACTTATCGCAAACTTCATAAACCCACACACCCCCTATAATGGGTTATTGTTGGTTCATGAGATGGGGACCGGCAAAACGTGTAGTGCGGTTGCGGTTGCAGAGCGGTTTATCAGGACGAGCCAGAGCGAACAGCGCCAGTTTCCGGAAACTCGGCTAAAGAACATAATCGTCTTGACCAAAGGTAAGGGGTTGCAGAACAATTTTATCAACGAAATCGCAAACGTCTGCACCAAAGGCCAGTACTTGGAGGGGATCGGCTACGTCAAAAACAGAGATAGAAGAGTCAGAAAAAACATAAAGGTCAATTATACCTTTGACACTTTTGAGGTCTTTTCCAAGAATCTTCGCAAATTACAAGACCGGGAAAAGACCAATACGTATGAAAATACTTTGTTTATCGTTGACGAAGCTCATCATTTAAGAATGTCCAACGATCCGGAAGAAAGAAACATTTATAAAGAAATTTCTAGTTTGTTCGAATTGCTGAAACATCGGAAAATCTTACTGCTCACTGGTACTCCAATGAAAGATCAACCCGAAGAGATTGTGAACCTCATGAACCTAATTATCCCCAACAAACTAGAAAGCGCCGATCTTACCAATCTCGAGAACTTAAAGACCAAGGTGAGCGGATATGTCTCTTACCTGAGAGCAATGATGTCTGACATAGATCGTACAGAAGAAGGTGTACATCTGGGAACCCTGCAGCATTTTAAGGTGATACCGGTTGTAATGGAAGAGTTTCAGTCGCGCGCGTATTTGGAGGCCAAACAGAGAGACGACGTCGAGCGTTCAATCTTCAACAATTCTAGACAAGCCTCGTCATTTGTGTTTCCCGACAATACGTTTGGCAAGATCGGATTTGAAACGAATGTGGTGGCAACAACTTCGGGTTATCGGTTTGCGTCTTCCGCGATGAGAGACGAAGTGATGGCAAATCTACAGAGGTACTCGGCAAAATACTTTGATGTGATTAATAAGTTGGAGGACGACTATAAAGCTAATCGTCTTTCTTTTGTTTTTTCAGAGTTTGTGAAAGGATCCGGATTAATTGTTCTCAGCATATTGTTAGAGCTGAAGGGATACAGCCAAGCAACAAAAAATAGCAACTTTGCAGTTCAGAAAAAACGATTTGCTTTATTTACAACGGAGACAAGCACCGATGCACAGATCAAATATTTAATTTCAATGTACAACAATCCTAAAAATTTGAAGGGAGAATACATCTCCACAATATTAGGCTCAAAAGTAATAATGGAAGGGTTTAGTTTCAAAAACGTCCAATCGGAATACATTCTTACACCTCATTGGAACTATTCTGAAACGAGCCAAATTATTGCCAGAGGACTCAGAGTGGGCTCGCATAACGACCTCGTCAACTCGGGGTTTGTACCCAACATCAAAATATATCAGTATGTCGCCCTTCCACACAACACGGACGACTCAACAACCGTTGCTCACAACTCGATAGACTTGTATATGTATGAAATATCGGAAAAAAAAGATTTTGAAATACAAACAGTTATCAGAACCTTAAAAGAAGCAGCGTTCGATTGTCAGCTTAATAAAGACCGGAATACCGTGTTGAACGAAAATTTGGCAAATACTCGCAGCTGCGAGTATACGCGTTGCAACTTTCAGTGCGATAACAACACACCGCTAAGCAATAAGAATGACCGAAATTACAAATTATTGTATTTTAAATTATCCGATGGTTATTTAAAACTTAAAAATAAAATAGTTGAAATGGTATCGAGATTTCCAGTGACGGTAGACGACATCACCACCCAAACCAACAACAGCGAGTTCGAGGTGGTCTGTGTGCTAGAAGACCTGCTGAACTTCAGACAGGCGCTGTTTACACGGCCAGACGGCGTCTACTATCTGTCGATGAACCAAAACCTGTTCTTCGCCTCTACGATCAATACACTAGACACAAATAACGACCCGTTCCTGTTAAACTACTATAATCATTTTGTGCCGGTTTTTATGGGCAAAAGCATCGATGAACTGTTGTATGTCAACCAGCAAAACTTTATGACAGATCTGGTCAACAAGATTTTCTCGAGCAAAAAGCTGACAGACCTTCAACAACACCTTGTCAAACTACCAGTATATCTACAAGAAAAACTTTTATGTTACAGCATCTCTTTAAAAGACGTCGACACCCCAAACAATTTCGTGAGAGATATGATTCTCAACAACTTTAAACTATATTATGAGATAGTTGACGATGAAAACCCCCCCATGGCGTTTGTCTGGTTGCACACTGCGTACAAATGTAATTTGGATTACAGAGATGTTGATGGGTGGGAAGACTGTGATAGCGCGCAAAAACGACAGATAGACGACCTGAAGGTCAACCGAGCTAACATTAAAATGACCAACCCCTACTCTTACATTGGGCTGCTGAACCGAACAACCAACGACTTTTGCTTGCGGAAAGTAGACCAAGGGGACATTACAGACAAGAGACGAAAAAACGTGGGCAAAAGATGCCAGAACTGGAAAAAACCCGAACTCGTGGACTTGGCAGCAAACAGGCTTAAACTGTCTCCTGTGGAAATGCCTGTGTTTGGAAAAGAAGATGTGAAACGCATGAAGCAGGACCCCAAACTGAAAGACATTTTGCAGGCAGCGGGCACCATGAAAGACTGCCGGAGGGTTGCTTTTTGGAACTCGCAAGATATTACCTATTTGTGCGCCAAGATCAAGCAAAAGCTCATGGACGAAAAACTTGTGCTCGACGATCCAAATTGTGGAACCGCGCGAAAAACGCGCTAATTCTTTAATGGTTAAACCATTAAAGAATGATTTAAATATATTGCATGGTTAAAACCGCCATTGCTGTAATTTTTTTGTCACATGAGATTAAAATTTTTGATTTTGCATCGACTTGCAAGGAATATAGATAATCTTGCATAATCACTTCATCTGTCGATGGTTTTTCAAGACTGTCTAACACGGTTGTTACTCCATTGGCGACAACCAATAGTTCAAACAGTCGTGTTTGTTTGGGAACTCTGTTGGTTGTTATGTAGAGCGATTTGATTTCGACCGTTTTTGGAAGAACAATTCCGGGAGAAAAAAACAACGATTTTTTCGATTCAGCAAAAAACATCGCTTTGGAATTTAGCGAAAAAAAAGACGGGATCCCCCGCAAAACACTTTCTATCTTATTTACAGACTTTTCCAGCTCTCCAACCGATTCCGAACAAGTTTCAAGACCAAGGTCAGTTTTACTTTCAAACAATGTAAACTTATTGTGCAGTTCAACAAGCTCTTTCAAATTATTCGAAACACTAGTCGTTGTCACATTTAAATTCTCCCTAAGCTTCTGAAGCTCAGTGCTTTGCTGTGTCATCAGAGGAACCCACACATTCGTTTCTTCTGTTCTTTCCTTGTCTTTTTCGGCTAGATATGATGTCAAATCATGTAACTCGGTAAACCGTTGTTGAAGATTGTCTGTTGTTTTTTTGAGTGTGTCGAGGATAAGTGTTTTAGCTTTGATCTGATCAAGATCAGTCGTAATGTTTGGTATTTTGGATGTAATTTGTTTTAATGCGCCGTCAAGATCATTTATGCTGATTGTAAGTTGTTTTGTTTTACTGTTGAATGCATTTACATCTACATATTTTGCCAAACTTGCTTGAATTTTTGAAATTGTGTTTGTTAAGCTCGTGATGTTGGTTTTAAGCGCGTTGGATTCCCTAACGATCATGGCTTTGACTTGAGAGATGTCGATTTTAGTCTGTGTCTCAATTGTTTTGTTTGGTTTGTCGTTCAACGCATTCAAAATTAGCTGATGTTGATCTAACCGCGTTGAAAGACTTGTCAAATTTGTAATCGAAGACTCGACGAGCACGAGCTTCGCCTTCACGTCTTTCACACCACCCTCCACCTCGTTCAGCCGCGGATACATAGTTTCGCGCTCTCCAATTTTTTGTTTTAAGGCGGTTACATTTTCTACACATGCTTGTAGATCAAGATTGTGTTTGTTCACCAAGCCTTTCAACTCCGTTAGCTCGAACTTATTCTGCTGTGTGGAGCCTTTCAACTCAGTTAGAACGACCTTATTCTGCTGTGTGGAGCCTTTCAACTCGGTTAGATCGACCTTAGTCTGCCGTGTGCAGCCTTTCAACTCGGTTAGATCGACCTTATTCTGTTGTGCGGAGCCTTTCAACTCGGTTAGGTCGACCTTATTCTGCTGTGTGGAGCCTTTCAACTCGGTTAGATCGACCTTAGTCTGCCGTGTGCAGCCTTTCAACTCGGTTAGGTCAACCTTATTCTGTTGTGTGGAGCCTTTCAACTCGGTTAGGTCGACCTTATTCTGTTGTATGAAGCCTTTCAACTCGGTTAGGTCGACTTTTAATCTGGTTAGGCCGACCTTATTCTGTTGCGTGGAGCCTTTCAACTCGGTTAGGTCGACCTTATTCTGTTGTGCGGAGCCTTTCAACTCGGTTAGGTCGACCTTATTCTGTTGTGCGGATCCTTTCAACTCGGTTAGGTCGACCTTATTCTGTTGCGTGGAGCCTTTCAACTCGGTTAGGTCGACCTTATTCTGTTGTGTGGAGCCTTTCAACTCGGTTAGGTCGACCTTGTTCTGTTGTATGGAGCCTTTCAACTCGGTTAGGTCGACTTTTAACCCGGTTAGATCGAGCTTATTCTGCTGTGTGGAGCCTGTCAGCTCGATTAGACTGTTGTCAATGTCTTTCATTTGTTGTTTAGATGTGTGTTTGTGGTGATTTAAAGACTCTTCGATATTTGTTATATTTAGAGAGTCAACTTTTTCAGTCAACTTGTTAACTAGTTCATCAAACAATAGAATGTCGGTTTTAACCTGATCGAGTTTGTTAATGTCAATATGTGTAAACTTCTCGATAGACTCGTTAAGAAGCGCAAGTTCGGTTTCAATCTGTTCTGTTGACGGCAAAGAAATAAGCTTTTTGTATAGATCGGTCAAACGTAGTTCAATACTTTCGACTCTGGAACTCAAAGGATTGATCTGCTCTATTCGAAACATTTATTAACTATTATTTACAGTTTTTGGCATCTGAGTCTGCGAGGGTAGATATAAGCAAATCATAAAAGAATATAAAGCCAATTGATCCTTAAAAAATAAAAACAATATTTTGGTTGTTGAAATATAAAGGTTAAAGCAACCTTTATATTTCAACAATTGTGAAAAATTGAAATTTTAAAAAGAATGATCCTATCTATAAATATGTTTTCTGTTACACCCAAGATTATTGAACCCGTTCTTGTTCTAAAAAAAGGACGTAAACACAAAGAACTAGCAGCCGAATATTTTGTCAAAGCCAGTTCTTTAGTAGATACAACCATTGAAAAAGTTGACGAGGTTATAAAGTTGAAAGATGCGACTCCTCTTGAAATGAGAAAGCACTTGAGAAATGCAATCAGAGAGTTGAAAGAATCGCGAAAAATTTTGTTAAAGTTCAAGAAAACCCAATACGTAAATAAGCGTACAAAAGCCGCGGGAGCAAACAACAACACCGGTTTTGTTAAACTGAGACCAATTTCAGAAAACATGGCGTTGTTTGCAAACTGGGAATACGGGAAGGTCCAGAAATCCAGACACGAAGTTTACAACTATTTGACAGAGTATATTAAAAAAAATGAACTAGAGGTGCCCGAATATAGACGTAACATCAGAGCAGATGCAAAACTTAAAAAATTGTTCAATCTAAATGACACACAAGACATGATCACGTATACAAGCATGAATCAATTGCTGAACAATTGTTTTGAGAAAAAGGTAGAGGAGAAAAAGGTAGAGGAGAAAAAGGTAGAGGAGAAAAAGGTAGAGGAGAAAAAGGTAGAGGAGAAAAAGGTAGAGGAGAAAAAGGTAGATGAGAAAAAGGAGGAGAAGGTCAAATCTAAACCAGTCAAGCCTCAAGCAAAGTCTAAACCAGTCAAGTCTAAAAAGACGACTCCAATTTTCGAGGAATAAGATTTTGAAGATTTAATGTTCTTAGAACATTAAAATTATTATTTATCCAAATTATAAATTAAAATTGTAATACATAATATCATCACTGGAATGTCTTGATATAATATACTGTACACTAACCATGTAATTGCCAAAACATCTGTAAATATGAGTTTTTCGTTTTGATGGGTTGACGGAAGCAATAATATCGGTAATGCCATTCCCAATCCAAAAGAAATTTTTTGTTTTTTGGTCAATGAACCAATCATTTATTATTTTGCACATTCTACCCTGACCGCTCGGTCGCGAGATGCCTTCGGTGTCGCAGACTGATACAGAAATTGATTTTGCTTTTCCACACTCGGAGTTAGTCTCAAGGATCAAGAGGAGCGCACCATTTCGCGTGAAGCGCTGTTAACGCAATTACCCACTTGGACGCCGTTCGTCGCAAAAGAGTTTGCGACGAAAGATCGTTTACTAACATGTCTTTATAAGATTGTTGTTTATTTGGGGTTCGCCGTTTGTTGCAAATCAAGAAATTTTACTCGTACAGTGAATTTTCTACGTGTAAAATAACCTTTTTTATGTGTCTTTGATATAAATGTATTAATAAATGGATTTTAAAATTTACAACCCAATAACCGAACTTATAGCGGGTGGGGGTGGTTCGGGTTTATATTTGCCTATAAGTGGAGGTCTTATGCAAGGAGCAATTGTTCAGCCATTGGCACCCGCCAATCCGTTTGACGTTGCAAACAAAACATATGTAGACAATGCCGTCCTGTTAAATGGAACGCCTGATGCTACAACAACAGTAAAAGGCAAAGTGAAGCTCGCCGGCGACCTAAGTGGAACAGCCGACCTACCAGTTGTTGCACCTCTTGCCATTACAAATGCGAAACTTGCAAATATGTCTGCAATAAAACAAATTAAAGGCTCAAATGGTCTTTCATCTGCTACAATCGATCTTTCATTGGGGGCAGGGTTGGATGTGGGAGGCTCTAGTTTGGTTGTAGACAGTACAACTCTTCCGACTGTCCCGGTCGCAAATGGTGGAACTGGGACAACAAGTTTGACTGGGTACTTAAAGGGCAATGGCACGTCTCCCGTTACTGGAGTTACTCCTATTCCGGTTGCAGACGTGCAAGGCGCGGTTTTATCTGTCAACGGTATTCTACCAGTCGGTGGA